GCATAGGGACTTTAGATAAATTTAGAGAATTATATAGAAAAGGTATTGGCTCAAATGATGACGAAGTTGTTTTGAAAGAATTGATTGAAGTAATTAATGATGATGCTTTATTCGCAGATGAATTTCCAGCACTTAAAGCATTTACTAATCCATCTGAGTTTGACGACTCGGAAATAGTTACAGCACAAAATGTACCTGGAAATAGTGCTGATGAAAAAATTGAGTCACTCATAAAAGCAATCGATGATGACGAATGGGTAGAAAGTTTTGTTATAACGTTAATGAAAGATTTTAACCTGGGTGAAAACGCAGAACTTGATAGAATTAAAGAACTTGCCGGTGCAAGTATTGACGAAACATATGATGACGATGATGACTTCTATGAAGCATATGGCGAACTATGGTACAATGAAGATGATATTGTGGACGAAGCAGAATATCAAGGACGTAAAGTTAAACTTGGTAAACCAATGCAAGGTGATGTTAAGAAATTTAAAGTATATGTAAAAGACCCTAAGACAGGTAATACTAAAAAAGTAAACTTTGGACACGGCGGAAGCAGTGTTAAAGGTAAAGCAATGAGTATTAAAAAGTCTAATCCTGCAAGACGCAAGAGTTTTAGAGCAAGACACAACTGTGACAATCCAGGACCACGTACAAAAGCACGTTACTGGTCATGTAGAAAGTGGTAATATGAAATTAGTAGAGTTTTTAGACAAAGAACCCAAAGATGATATGCCGTTTGATATAGCAGACGATGTACATTTCCATATGATCAATGATGATGCTTTTTATAGAAAGTATTATATGCCATGTATGGACAAAGTACGAGCCGAAAGAAATCAAGAAGTAATACAAGGTCATATTAATCCAATGATTGACAAGTGTATGAATCATTATGTTAACAAATATGACATACCAATGCAACCTAAAGAATTACTAAAAAGCAAAGACAGGTCTTCACTTATACAACGTATTATGGATTACGAAAAAACTCCAGATAAGGATTTAAGAAATGCGTCTCCGACAAATATTTGAAGCACCAGCAACAGCGGTAATGGCATTCGGAAGAATGAATCCGCCTACTATTGGACATGCTAAATTAGTTGACGCAATTAAAAGCCAATCAGGCGATCCTTTTATATTCTTAAGTCAAAGTCAAAAGCCTAAAACAGATCCTTTATCATTTGAAGATAAACTAAGATATGCTAATACTTTCTTTCCTGGTGTAACAATAGGACACCCTGAAGTTAAAACAATTATACAAGCACTACAAAAAGTAGAATCACTAGGATACCAAGATCTAATTTATGTTGCGGGCAGTGATCGTGTACAAGCATTTGACGAACTATTAAACAAGTACAACGGCAAAGACTTTACATTCAAATCAATTAAAGTTGTAAGTGCAGGCGAACGTGATCCTGACGCAGATGGTGCTGAAGGTATGAGTGCAAGTAAAATGCGCCAGGCCGCAGTAGACAACGATATAGAATCATTTAAACAAGGTGTTCCACAGCAAGAACTAGCAGACGAAATGTTTGCGGCAGTACGTGCTGGTATGGGTATTGCTGAAGGACTAGTAGAATACACAGGAAGTGTTACGCAGTCTCGTCCAAAAATTGAAGTACTTCAAAACATCGCTGACCGTAAAGACGGTAATCCTTTTCCTTTAAGTTACAAAGACACAGGCGGAGCAAGCTCAGGAGGACTAGTATATGTTACTCCAAAACAAGCTAGACGATTTATTGGGTTCTTTGAAAAACGTGCTAGTGATGAACAAGAATTAATAAGAAATCAACTTAAATCAGCAGAACGCACAAAAAAATTATTTAGAACATTACAAATGGATGTAATATTAAAACAAGACAAAATTTCAAAATCTGAAAAAGAGCGTGATACTAATCCGTTAGATGATCTATTAGGATTTTAATATGGATATCGAACGTTTAAAAGAATTAGCCGGTGTTAATGAATATAAAGGGTATACTGAGTATACTCTTGAAAATATATCTAAAACTGCTAGTGAAAAAAGCGCAATTATGAAAAAAGAAAAAATTAAACCTGGTGATCCTGATTGGTTCAAACTATGGTTTAGTTTACCACACATGACTGGCGGTGGTCTTAGAGGTCGTAAGAAATGAAATATCGTAATTTTAAAGATATTAATAACAAAATTCCTAAGCCAGGTAGTTTTAAACACTTCTTACGCATTGAAGAAAATGGCGGTCGTGTTGTAAAAGGTGTTAATACTACAGCAGATGTTGATACTAATAGTATTAAGAAGCAAGCCGCTAAGTTTGGTAATACTGTAGACAAGGATGGACGCCCACCTACACTATCAAAAAAGGTAAAAGGTTCAAAAACCAATGTACTATTCAACTTAGGCATGACAGAATCGGTTGACAACACTGATGAAAGTGTGTTATACTATGCTAAGATGGCAGAGAATTTGGGCGAATTAGCAAGTACAAGTAAAGTATACGTAGACATGGATGGCGTATTAGCAGACTTTTTTGGCGAATGGCAAAAGTTAATAGGCAGTGACTGGCGTAAAGTAAAAGACATTGAACCTGCACTACAAGCAATTAGAGATAAAGATAATTTTTGGTTAGACTTACCATTACTACCACAAGCAAAAAACTTGCTAGGTGTTATTAAAAAAGTCAAAGGTAGTTATACTATTCTAAGTAGTCCACTACCAAACGATCCTAATTCAGAACCACACAAACGTGAATGGATTAAAAAGAATTTAAGTTTCTTTCCGCCAGAAAACGTTATTATTACACATGACAAACATAAGTATGCTACTAACAGCGACGGTACACCTAACATATTAATTGACGACTTTGGTAAAAACATTGCTAGTTGGGAAGCGGCAGGTGGCGAAGGCTTTAAACATAAAGATCATAAGTTCGAACGCACAGCAAAAGCAATCAAACAACATATGACAGAGCCTGTAGCGGAAGAAGATAAAATCAATAAGAAGATAGTACAAAAAGCTCAAGGTATGATGAAGCCTATGTATAGTAGTGAAATAGCGGCTATGGTTGAAGATGAGTTTGAAGCTATTAGAGAGGCCGCACTTAGAAGATATAAAAAAGCTAAGGGCAAAATAGATCTTTATACGGCTTATACTATGGCTATTGAAGATGAGTTTCCGGAAATACCAAATCCTATTTTTGTGTTTCAGTATATGACAGATCCTGTAGATCCTAATCATCAAGATATTGTACCACAAGAAGCTGAAGATGGTAGCTGGGCAGACAGAGCAGATAAAGAATATGAACAAAAAGATAAATCTAATCCTAAGGGTGACGGGTTTGATGGTAAAATTAAAGGTAGATGGTTTGCTATCAAAGCAGATAGAGACAGTTATATGGATCAGGGAATGGAGCCAGAAGATGCATTAGATAAGGCATCAGAAAGACATGGCGTAGATCCTGAAGAAGTTCAAAAATGGTTGGCCGCAGGAAATGCTGTTAAGATTAAAGAAAGTAAACAGTTAAATGAAATAGCATTTGCGGCACCGGCTCTTCCTTTGCTTATGCCTGTGGTAGGATTTGCTGTTAGAAAAGGTGGAAAGAAATTACTAGATCTACTTGGTAGGTCAGCGGCGGCTAAAGCAACAGCTGACAATTTGAATCTTGAAAAAGAGTTGTCTGATAGATTTCCTGGTATTGATGTTAACGCTGTTCCAAAGAATTATGACGATGCTATACAACGTATAGCACGAAATCCGTTACCTAATTTCGATAAAGATAGTAAAGATCAATGGAAAAAAGATCCAAACCTCGACGATGTACTTGCGTTTTTAATATCATTAATTGGATCAACTTTACTTAAAATTTTACTTGCCGCAGGATTAAGTATTCTTGCAATTTATGCTTTGTCAAAAACAGCGAAGTATTTTAAAAAGAAACACGACGAGAAGAAACTTAAACAAACAATCGATCAAATGATACAAGCAAATAGTAAGCCTGTAGAAGAACGTACTCTTACCAAAGGCGAAGAAAAGAAAAAAGAAAAAAACGTTAAGGGTATGAAAAAGAATAAAGGCGACTTCGAAAAACGTTATGGCAAAGATGCTAAAGCAGTTATGTATGCAACAGCAACTAAAATGGCAAAAGAATCGTTACTATGGAGTATTGAAACAGGAAAAGATCTTAATGAATCTATAGATAGAATTATTGAAGTACTAGAAGAAATGGATCGTAGAGAATTTATGAAAACTGCCGGAGCAACAGCGGCACTTTCTGCGATGCCAGGTATAGCAAAAGCAATGTCTAATGATAAATTAATTGTAAAAGCAGACAACGGTAAAGTATTTGATATATCTAAGTTTCCAGGAACTTTACAAGAAAAAGTTAAAAGATTCAAAGAAGCAATAGCTAAGATATATGCAAAAAATAATGCTGATGTGCCAAGTTTTAAGTTTTATCTTAATGATAAATTTATGGGCCAAATATATAATGATGGAAATAACTATAAAAAAGTACCCGGCGAAGAAGATTTAGACGCTTTGGCTAAAAGAATGAGAAAAGAAAGTATAGAAGAAAACTTTGCTGACGGTAAGAAAAAAGGCAAAAGCAGACCAGGCAGAGTAAAGAAGTCAGGTGCTAGTTGTAGTAGTAGTGTAACTGAGCTACGTAAAAAAGCAAAGAACGCAAGTGGTGAACGTGCTAAAATGTATCACTGGTGTGCTAATATGAAATCTGGTAAGAAAAAATGAGGATTAACGAACTCATAGCCCAACCAAACGACATGGATCATATGATTCAACGTGTTGGTGTAATTGCTGATATATGTAATACAATGGGCAACAAGCCTTTAATGTATCGTCAAGTAAAAGGTGTGATAAACAATGCCTATAAATTTGTAGTAAAAGTTACTCCAGACGAAAATAGAGAAATAAACGGCAATAAAAAAAACCCTGCACAACAAAATGTAATACAAAAACTAGGTATTAAAAATCCGGTATGGGCAACAATGGAACCAGCACCAGGCACATCAGGACCGTTTGGCGAAAACAACATTATGATTCCAGTAGGCAACTACGAAATACATCACAGTAGCGAAGTGCAAGACTTGGGACGTAAAGATGATGTTGAACAGTTTATGGACACGTACAAAACAGGTTGGCCTGATGCGGAACACGGCGACAATGAAGTCATAGTAGACTGTGTTAACTACTATCTAATTAATGTGGGAGCCTTTGTGGGTAAGTATGCAGGTAAAAAGGCCAAAGCCATTCTTGCTATCAATCAATCCAGAGGATACTATAGCGACTGGGATAACCTCAACAAAGAAATGCTCAAAGCAAAGTTTGGTACATACAAAGATGTAGGTTGGTATTTGTCTAATCCTGTAACTAACTATCTAAAGTGGATGGACGAAAATCAAAAGAAAAGATCAGCAGACGCAAGGGCGGACGCGGCAAAGGGTATTGATCCATATAAAGATGCATTTTGGAATAAACCAGGTTATAGAAAATGAGATACGTAGAATTTAAACAATTTGATGTTAAATCTTTTCTTAGCGAAGGTACAGAATACAATTTATACTTGCAATTAAAAGAAAGTACTCCACAGCAATTACAAGAAGGAATTGTAGATAGTTTAAAAAAACTTCCTAAAAACTTATTAGGAAAAGTTCAGCCAATAATTAAAAAAATACCAAAGACAGCTAAAAATCTTGTGTTAATTGCAACACTACTTGGCACTATAGTAGGAGCAGTACAAGGAGGAGACATGGCAAAAATAGATACTCCGCTTGACAAACTTAATAGCATGACAACAATGAGTGCAACAATGGACCCAGGTAGTGAGGTAGGTCCAGGACATACAATGCCTGACAAAATTAAACCAATAAAGATGATAAATCCGCCTGCCGCACCTGATGGTGGTGGTACAATTAAAGATGGTGGTGGCACATTTACATTTGGAGCAGACGGCAAAATGGACAAGTGGGAAACTCCTAAGATTAATGGATACCAACAAATACATGATTTTGAGAAGAATACAATCGTTGTTAATTATGGTACAGCAGTAGATGGTGTACAACTTGATCAATCAGCAACATATGACCTAGATGGAAAACTACTGAGTAAAGATAATACAAAAATGGCTAGTGGTCCACTTGATGTAAGTGTAGATAAAGATAAAGGGTCAACTATTAACTATGATATAGCTGGTAAAAAAGTCTCTGCAAATAGCAAGACAGGTTTGTCATACAACAGATAGAAAAAAGGTAAATACTAATATGTTAATAAGAGAAATATTTAGTGAAGCAAAAGTAGAAATGTGCCCTAAGGCATGTTGTGGACAACCTATTACAGAATGTAAATGCGGTCCAGACTGTAAGCATTGCGACTGCTATACCAAAAATAAAGCCATGAAAGAAGAGCATACTGGCGGTGGTACCGGAGTAGGCTCGATAGCTGTAGGTGACTTAGCCGCTAATACTGCTAAACGTGATAAAAAAGGTTTGCCTAAAGCAAAACAGGCCTTAAATAAAGACGGTACAGCAAAGAACGGATTAGATATGGGCGGTAGTAATTTACTCGGTGGCAAAGTAGCTAAAAGATAAATATATTACAAGGATAATATGATGAAAGAAAAAGACTTAAAAGAAACAGGATTAGCTGATTTAGCATACAAAGCTGAATCAGATCACGAAGTACAAATGGCAAGAGGCGACTTATACAAAATTGCCAAGTATGCTATTAAACTACACGAAATGCTTAAAGGCGTAGAAGAGCGTGAAGGTCTTGACGGATGGGTTCAATCAAAAATTACTAAAGCCGCAGATTATATTGGTAGTGTTTATCATCATTTAGATTACGAATTAAAATTTGACGAAGTTGTAGAATCAAAGAAAATGCCAATGGGCGCAGGACCAGATGGTAAAAAAGGCACAGACGACGATAAGCCTGCTTTCTTAAATCAAAAAACTGGTGGCAAGAAAAGTAAAGGCGGAAGCAAGCCTAAAAAAGGCGTAGTACCTCCACAGTTTAAGAAAAATGTTAAAGAAGCAGACGATAAAAAATCTAAAGAAACAATGAAGGTTAGTAAAGCAGACGAAGACGCTAATACAGTTGCATATCAACGTTGGAGAGCTGGCGACGAGAGATACGAATACCCAGGTAAAACACAACCTAGAAAATCTCATGAAGAATCTTATGTAGATACCTTAGCACATAGGTTGAAATCAAAATTAGACGAAGCAAAAGATGTGTGTTCAGAGTGTGGTAAGCCAAGTTACACAACATTAGGTTTATCAGAAGCAGAGCTAGACGAAGTAGCTGGTCCTGAAAAATGTTGGAAAGGCTATAAGAGAGCTGGAACACAAAAAGGTACTGGTAAAAACGCAGGCAAACGTGTTAACAAATGCGTTAAGGCCTAGCATGAAATGCAGAGTTTCAAGTCATCGATAGATGATTGGATACAAAACGTACTAAGCAAGCCATCAAAAACATTTAATAACTTACCTCCATGTCCGTATGCCAAAAAGGCATGGCAAGACAATGCTGTACACACGCATTGGCTCGACGGTTCATTTGAAATTAATACTTGGGTAAGAGCAGAAATAGAAAATTATACATATCATTGGCCTAAAGGAAAAGAAGTAGTTATACTAGGCTTTGACTATGATAGAATAACTCCTGAACAACTAAGTAATATTATAGATGATACAAAGCCTATGCTTGACGAAAGAGGATTTGTAGCATTAGAAGATCATCCTCTTGAAATAGAACAAGTACAAGATATAAAACTTAATCATGGACAGTATGCTCTTGTTCTTATACAACCAAAAGAAAAATTAGAAACAGCAAGAGAATGGTTAGAAAAGAAAGACTATTATAAGAACTGGACTAAAGAATACAAACAAGAGGTACAAGAGCGTGAGTGACATATATGCTAGAATTGATTTATCAAAAACAAATTATAGAATGTCTAAGTCAGCAGTACTGTTTGAAAATCCTCCAGTAGAACAACTACAAGAAATATACGATCAATACTGTAAGTACAAACAGTTTGAAAGCGTAATGCCTTTATTTAACGAAGACTTGTGTGCTCCACTATGCGATGTAATTGGATATTATAGTAACAAAGAACTAGTAGCATTTACTCATTACTATTGGTACAACAATGACAATGTTGAGTCAATGCAGTTTGCTTGGAACTATAAGAATCCTAAGTTATTTTTAGGTCTAAAGAGTCTACGCCACGAATGTGCGTATTATAAAGCCAAAGGTGTTAAGTACATATACATCGGTTATGCCGATGAATACAAGAAACAGATAAGCGGATTCGAAATTTTGCCACCAAGATAAGGAGTTTACAATGACATTTAAAGAATCATGTAGACTATTTTATATGGTTAAAGGACACTTAAATGTGACTGATAATACTATTATAGACAGTGCAGATGGTTATTTTAAAAGACTTTGGAATAACAATGAAAGATCTGAGTACGGCATGGAAGGCTTTGAAGAAGCATACAAAAAAAGACTTGACAACGCCCAATAAATCATGTATAATATTATATAAATTAAGGAGAATCATATGAGTGATCGTGTATACGGTGGTGACGAAAAAGCAAAACTAGAGCGTTTGGTTAATGAAGGCGCATCAGTTTTGAGAGAAATTGAAGATCTTAGTACAGGTCTTAAAGAAACAGTAAAAGCAGTAGCAGAAGAATTGGATATTAAACCGGCTCTTATCAACAAAGCAATTAAAGTTGCCCATAAACAAGACTGGGAAAAGGTTGCTGATGAGTTTGACGATTTAGAAACACTTGTTGTTACAGTTGGAAAAGATAAGCCATAATATGAAAAAAGTAAAAGATTTTTGGATCAATAGTTACAAAAGTGATAAGGTTGCTTTTGGATTCGAATTAGTAAGTTTTATATTTACGGTAATAGCAAGTTTGACTTTGGCATTTAATGCTATTGATCCAAACATGCTAATTATATATCCGTTCTTTTTTATAGGATCGGTTACACAATGCTACGCGGCTGTACGCAGAGGCGCGGCATGGGTAATGTTACTAACAGGATACTTTGCTGTTATTAACGTATTTGGATATGGAGTTGCGGCACTATGGTGGTAAAACCCTATCAATGGTTGGCGTGGGTCAGTACAGCATGTTTGCTGGTGGCCGCAACGCTGGCCGCTTTTAATGTTTACCCTTTTTATATATGGGCATTCATTGTAAGCAACAGTCTTTGGGTACTAATAGGTATCCTTTGGAAAGAGAACAGTTTAATAGTTCTCAACGCAGGACTAACCGTAATTTACATTGCGGGCTTGTTGTTCTGATAAGTAATATTAACGCCAATAGCAATAGCTAGGCAAGTAGAAGGTTAAGTTGGCCATAAGCAACGTAGGAAAAAGATGAAGTTAAGTTGTAGTACATTATACATATCTCAGCCGGTCCCTATTAGACATGGACCAGTCGGCTTTAGAAACCCAGAACTTAGACAAAATATTATTGAGCATTTCCTTAAATTAAAAGAGGAAAGCGAACCTACCAACCAATCATGGAAAACTAGTCATGACATACATATTGATCATGATATACTAACACCTTTACTAGACAAAATACACTTATGGTATTGCCATAATGTTGTAGGTCCACGAGGTCCTAAATTTATAACTAACCAAGTATGGAACGACACTAAACAATTTAATGTCGATGCTGAAGTTTGGTTTCAAGAGAGCTTGCCCGGACAAGGTTGTCCACAACACGAACACGGAACACTAAGTCGTTATAGTTGGGTATATTACCTAGATGTCGGCGAAAGTAATAGTCCACTTACATTTGTTCAATTAGGAGAAAACAAAAACGAAATATCTCCGGTTGACGAAATTAATTTACCAGTGTATAATGATATGGTAGTCATGTTTCCTAGTACCATACATCATAAGGTGTATCCTGTAAACACAACAAGATACATTTTAGCAGGAAACATAAACGACATTAATATACGAGGAGCATAAATGAGTTATGTAGACGCACATTTTGATAGAGACAGTGACATTATCCGAGTTGTAGAACGCAAGGACGGTAAGAGACACTTTCATGAGTATCAAGCAAAATATACATTTTTTTATAAAGACCCTAGAGGCAAATACAAAAGTGTATACGGTGATCCACTAACACGTATTGTTTGTAAGAATACAAAAGACTTTAGAAAAGAAGTTGCTATTAACCGCGACAAAGAATTATTTGAAAGCGACATCAATCCAATCTTTCAGTGTTTGAGTGAAAACTATCTCAACCAAGACGCACCTAAACTAAACATTGCGTTCTTTGATATTGAGACTGACTTTGATCCAGAGCGTGGCTTTGCTGATCCTAGTGATCCATTTATGCCAATCACTTCTATAAGTGTATACTTACAATGGCTAGAAACAATGGTGTGTTTAGCCGTTCCGCCTAAGACACTTACAATGGATGAAGCTAAAAAAGAACTTGAAGGCATTGACAATGTAATGTTGTTTGAAAAAGAAAGTGAGATGATTGATACTTTCTTAACACTAATTGAAGATGCTGACATTTTGTCAGGTTGGAACAGTGAAGGTTATGATATTCCTTACACTGTAAACAGAACAAGTCGTGTACTAAGCAAAGACGATACACGTAGATTCTGTCTATGGGGTCAACTTCCAAGGAAGCGTGAATATGAAAAATATGGTAAATCAGCTGTCACCTTTGACCTCATAGGCAGAGTACATTTAGATAGTTTAGAATTATATCGTAAATACACGTATGAAGAAAGACACACATATAGACTTGATGCTATTGGCGAAATCGAAGTTGGAGAGAACAAAGTTCCATATGAAGGCACTTTGGATCAACTGTACAACAATGACTTTAGAAAGTTCATTGAATACAACATACAAGATACCGCACTACTGGACAAGCTGGACAAAAAACTAAGATTTATTGATCTAAGTAATACTGTTGCTCACGAAAATACTGTGATGCTACAGACTACTATGGGTGCTGTTGCTGTTACAGAGCAAGGTATTGTTAACGAAGCACACAATAGAGGCTTACAAGTTCCTAATCGTAGAAAACGTGATGACACAGAGAACACACAAGCCGCAGGTGCTTACGTAGCATTTCCTAAAAAAGGATTACATAAATGGATTGGTTCAATGGACTTGAACAGTCTGTATCCAAGTGTGATTCGTGCGCTGAACATGGCACCTGAAACTGTTGTAGGACAAATACGTCCAGAAGTAAGTGAAGCTCGTGTACACGAAGATATGAATCTTAAAAAGAAGTCATTCGCAGGTAGTTGGGAAGGACGTTTTTCGACAGAAGAGTATGAAGCAGTTATGGAAAAACGTAAAGATATTCCGCTAACTATTGATTGGGAAGATGGCAAATCAGATGTACTAAGCGGTGCTGAACTATACAATGTAATATTTGATAATAATCAACCTTGGATGTTAAGTTCAAATGGTACAATCTTTACAACAGAATTTGAAGGTGTTATTCCTGGGTTACTGAAGCGTTGGTATGCTGAACGTAAAGATATGCAGAAGATGTTAAAGAAAGCCAAAGACGCAGGTAATGCCGCAGAAATTGAATACTGGGATAAAAGACAACTTGTTAAAAAGATTAACTTGAACAGTTTGTATGGTGCTATTCTTAATCCTGGTTGTAGATTCTTTGACAAGCGTATCGGACAGTCAACTACACTTACAGGTAGAACTATTGTTAAGCACATGTCAGCAGAAGTGAACAAAGTTATTACAGGCACATATGATCATGTTGGCGAAGCTATGATCTATGGTGACACTGACTCTTGTTACTTTAGCGGATATCCTATACTTAAAGAACAAATTGACAGTGGTCAACTCCCTTGGACTAAAGATAACGTAATTACACTTTATGATCAAGTGTGCGAAGCGGCAAACGAAACGTTTCCAAAGTTTATGCTACAAGCATTTCATTGTCCAAGAAGTCGTTCAGATGTTATTGCGGCAGGTAGAGAAATTGTTGCTGAAAGCGGATTGTTTATTACAAAGAAACGTTATGCGGCTTTAATTTATGATAACGAAGGTTTTAGAACTGACGTAGACGGCAAGCCCGGTAAAGTAAAAGCAATGGGCTTGGATTTGCGTAGATCAGATACTCCTGTGTTTATGCAAGAGTTCTTAAGTGAACTATTACTAATGGTACTTACTGATATTCCACAGGCAGATATATTAGAACGCATTACACAGTTTCGTAACGAATTTAGTGAACGTCCTGGTTGGGAGAAAGGTTCACCTAAACGTGCAAACAAAGTTGGGCATTATCGTCGACTTGAAGAAAAACAAGGTAAAGCAAACATGCCAGGACATGTAAGAGCAAGCATCAACTGGAACACACTCAAGCGTATGAATGGTGACAAGTATTCGCAAGAGATTGTAGATGGTATGAAAGTTATTGTTTGTAAACTAAAACAAAATCCGTTGGGCTATACAAGTGTTGCGTATCCAACAGACGAGTTGCGTATTCCTGAATGGTTCAAAGAGCTACCGTTTGATGACGCACTTATGGCAGAAACTATTATTGATAACAAACTAGACAACTTAATTGGTGTGCTTAACTACCCATTGGAGGATACTAAACAAAATACTACATTCAGTAGTTTGTTTGAATTTGGAGAATAATGATGAGCGAAGAACAAAAATTAATTCTTATTACAGACTTTATAGAACAAAAGTTACGTAAAGAAAGAGAACTTGAGTTTTATTTGAAAGAGCTAGAAGAACTCCAACGCAAGATTGGATATTTACGAGGCGAAGTTGATCTTACTAATACAATTATTAATATGATCAAAGGCGAACAAATGCGTGATATTAGAGAAGAGTTTCTTCAAAGATACGATAACCAACTAATAAAGAAGGAGGACTAATGCAACATAAAATAAGTGAAATGTGCGATAAGGTTACAGTAATGTATGAAAAATCTATGAATCTTAGACGTATGAAATATGATACTCCAAAACTTGAACAGGATAGAGTATTAATCGATGCCCTTGTCGCAGACATACAAGCACTAGCAGGAGATATTTTTAATGACAAAATACCGCACGAAAAATTGCGTAAGGAGAATGAATGAAACTAACTTTGATAGGGTACGGGTTTGTAGGCAAAGCAGTATACGAAGTACTCAAAAATCATCATGAAGTAAGAATTGTTGATCCTGAATATAACGATAATGTTATTGACAATGACAGCGATGGATATGTAGTTTGTGTGCCAACACCAGCTACAGTAACAGGAGCATGTAATATGACTATTGTTGAAACTGTAGTTAAAGCATGTCCAAGTGATAAACCTATTTTAATTAAAAGTACAATTAGTTTAGAAGGTTGGCGTAAAGACTTACAACCACAAGGCAAAGAAATTACATTTAGCCCTGAGTTTTTAACAGCGGCTAATGCTAACGAAGATTTTAAGAATCAAGACAAAATGTTATTCGGAGGCGGCGACATATTGTTTTGGCATACTGTTTTTTCAAAGTGTAAAACATATAAAAAAGTAACTGCTTCTATTGAAGAATTAATTTTAACAAAATATTTACGTAACAGTTTTTTAGCAACTAAAGTTGCTTTCTTTAATGAAGTATACGACTTATGTGATCTAGCAGAAATTGAATACGATCATATAAAAGAATTGGTAGGAATGGATGATAGGATTACACATAGTCATATGCAAGTGCCTGGTCCAGACGGCGACAGAGGTTTTGGAGGAGCATGTTTTCCAAAAGATACAGAAGCATTATTATATTCAGCAAATGTAGTTGGCGCTACCTTACCAATATTATCAACGGCTGTAAAAAGCAATAAGAACATAAGGAAAGAAACATGAAGATACTATTAACAGGGCATCTAGGTTTCATCGGATCACGGCTATTCGAAAAGTTAGTTGTAGATGGACACGATGTCGTCGGTATAGATATTAAAGAAGGTACTGACATATTAACAGCAGAATTACCCAAAGTAGATTTTGTTATCCACTTAGCAGGTATTGGCGGTGTAAGAGAAAGTCTTGCTGATCCGGCAAAGTATTGGAATACTAATGTAGAAGGAACAAAGCGTTTACTTGAATTCTATAATAATGTTCGAGTACTAGTAGCAGGATCAAGTTCACAGTATGAACCACACTTGAATCCATATGCCGCAAGTAAAAACGTTATTGAAAGTATACCACACCCTAACGCATTGTTTATGCGTTTTCATACAGTGTATAGTGAAAGTCCAAGAGCTAAAATGTTCTTTGACAAACTATTAAATGGCACACTAGAATATACAACAAATCATCTTAGAGATTTTATTCACTTAGAAGATTTAACTGATGGTATAATATTACTAATGGACAAAGACTTAACAGGTAATGTTGACATTGGTACAGGTAACTGTGTAAGAATCCAGGACATAGCCCCTGACTTACCCATAAAGTTAAATACTGTTGGCGAAAGAACAAAAACACAGGCAAATACACATTTAATGGATAAGTTAGGCTTTAGACCTAAATATACAGTAGATAAATTTTTAAAAGAACAAGGCTTTAAGAAATGAAAATAGGCTTCACATGTAGTACATTTGATCTGCTCCACGCAGGTCATATACAAATGCTGAGAGATGCAAAAGAACAATGTGACTACTTAATTTGTGGCCTACAAATTGATCCAAGTCTTGATCGTCCAGAGAAGAATTCACCCGTACAAACTATAGTAGAAAGACATACACAACTTAGTGCTATTAAGTACGTTGACGAAATAATCCCATATCAAACAGAAACAGACTTAGAAGATATTCTAAATATGCTTCATATTGATGTTAGGATTTTAGGTGAAGAATACAAAAATGGTAAGTTTACTGGTAGGGCTATATGTGCCAAACGGGGAATCGAACTATTTTTTAACAAAAGAGAGCACCGTTTTTCGAGCAGTGATCTCCGAAATAGAGTAAAAAGTAGTTGACTTTATCAACAAAATGTCGTATAATATAAAGAACATAGGAGAAGTATAATGAAAGATATTTTACAAGACGTAGTAGCAAAAACACATTCACTAGGCTTTTTGGCTTTAGTGAAAGTAACAGGCGATGATGCCAGTACTACAGTCGAATCAATGGCAGAAGATCGCAGTGTGATTTTGTCAGCAAACACAAAAGAGAAAGTAGCAGAGTTTGGCGCAAACATTTTTGGTATGCCTAACTTAGATAAACTAGCACTACACTTAAAAAATCCAGAGTATCAGAAAGATGCTAAGATTGATGTAGTACAAGCAGAACGTAACGGTGAAACTATTCCAACACATATTCATTTTGAAAATGGTACAGGTGATTTCCAGAATGATTTCCGTTTTATGAGTTCACAAATTATTAACGAAAAACTTAAAAGTGTTAAGTTTAAAGGCGCATCATGGGATGTAGCATTTACTCCGTCACTTGCTAGTATTACAAGAATGAAACTACAAAGCGCGGCACATTCAGAAGAGCAAAACTTTACAGTTAAGGTTGAAGAAACTGGCGGTGTAAGTGATCTTGTGTTTAGTTTTGGTGATGCTAATACACACGCAGGTAAGTTTGTATTCCAAACAGGTGTTGAAGGTAATCTTAAACATGCTTGGACATATCCTGTAGCACAAGTACAAGCAATCTTAAACTTAGATGGACAGATTGTAATGAGTCTAAGTGATCAAGGTGCGATGCAGATTACAGTTGATAGTGGACTAGCAACGTACAATTACATTCTTCCAGCGCAGAGTAAGTAAATGAATACTGATCTTACAAAAGCACAGAACGACTATGCTATATTCCTTCCTGCCTTAAGTGGGTTCTATGCTACATTTGTAGGTAAACAGCGTCGAGAAGATTATGTAGATCCAGCACGTATTCCTTATCCTAATATGGAGAGTATGAATTGGTTAAACAAAAAAGAAGGATTGTTTAACTATCATTGGACACTTTACTCAGCAGGTCATGCCGAATTAGATACAATGAAAGATTCTCCAAAAGAACTTATGGTTAGAGAACGTGATCGTGAGAACAGTTGGTTACTTGGTGACTCAGGTGGTTTCCAAATTGGTAAAGGCGTATGGGAAGGTGATTGGAAAAATCCTAATTGTCCTAAAGCACAAAAGAAACGTGAACAAGTGTTACGTTGGATGGATGCTTACATGGACTACGGAATGATACTTGATATTCCGGCTTGGGTAGCACGTTCGCCTGCTGGTGTTAAAGCAACTGGTATTAGTTCATATCAAGAAGCAGTTGATGCTACACGTATCAACAACGATTACTTTATGGCTAACCGAAATGGTAATTGTAAGTTCTTAAATGTACTACAAGGCGAAAACCACGCAGATGCTGATGACTGGTACGAGCAAATGAAAGATTACTGTGATCCTGTTAAGTATCCTGACACACACTTTAATGGGTGGTCAATGGGTGGACAGAACATGTGTGATATTCATCTAGCATTAAAACGTATTGTAGCATTACGTTTTGACGGCTTATTAGAAACAGGCAAACATGACTTTATGCACTTCTTAGGTACATCAAAGTTAGAGTGGGCTACATTACTTACAGACGTTCAAAGAGCAGTACGAAAATATCATAATCCAAACTTTACTATTACGTTTGATTGTGCTTCTCCTTTTCTTGCTACTGCTAACGGACAAATTTATATTCAAACTGAAACAGAAGATAGAACTAAATGGGTCTATAGAATGGTACCTAGTATTGATGAATTGAAGTATGCTAACGATACACGTAACTTTAGAGACGGTGTATTAGCAGATGGTATCTTTAAAAACTTTACTGATAGTCCTTTGTCTAAAGATATTAAAGTTAATGATGTTTGTATATATGCTGAAGGTGATAAAAACTTAGTTGGTACACCTAAAGTAAAAGCAGGTGATATTGATATTGATAAACACGGCAAACCTATACTAGACGAAGACGGTAACCAAATTGTACGAAAACGTGATTCAACTAGTTGGGATAGTTTTAGTTATGCGATCCAAATGGGTCATAATGTATGGAGCCATATTAATGCAGTACAAGAAGCGAATAGACAATACGACAACGGAATACTTCCGAACATGCTTGTCCAAGAGCAATTTGACAGGGTATTATTTAGAGATGTTGTGGACGAAATATTCGCAACGGATGATCGAGATAAAGCAAATGCGTTAATTGAAAAACATTCAAAATTTTGGATGGAGATTATTGGCACACGTGGTGCTATTGGTAAAAAGACTGTTAACGCAAGCACAGGATTTGCAAACTTTTTTGAGGAGGTATAAAGATGGCAACTGGAAGAGCAAGTAAAAATGCAAAGAGACTACAAGATATGCATGATTACTTACATAAGAAAGTAGAAGATATTGAAAAGGAAAGATCAGGTGATCGAACTTACAACCATAAGGCACACCTTGTTAAATTAAAAAAAGAAAAACTTGCTGTAAAGGATCAGATTAGAAAAAATGAAACGTGATTACGAAACAGGAACAAATGAACAAGTAATGTTTTTTACAGGTGTAGAAGTTGAAAAGACTCCTGCTTATGGTTTAAAGACTTTATTTGTTACAGGTACACACCCATGTGATGTTATACAAAGTCATTTTGATAATGAACAATGTGAACATATCTTCTTTGGTGCTAATCATTCTTTTGAACCGTTAAATGAACAAGAATGGACTAGTTGGGAAAGAATGATTAAGGCATTCTTAACTGCTGGTAAACTATGTAGTTTAGATATTCCAATTAACTACGCAGAAGAGTTCCTTGAAAGTGGTCTTACAGAATTTAATAACTTTATCCCACAACTTCGCATTCCATTGCCTTATGTGAATCAGTGGAACTATAACACTATGTTAAAGATTGATGATAAAGACTTTAAGGCAACGAACCCTGGTGTATGGTGCCATAATTTACACGATTTGTTGGATAGAGAAAAATTCACTGATTGGACAAAATATGGGCTTGACAAAGTAATTAAATGAAAGTATAATAAATGCAACAAGAGCGACATTATGATTATATGATGCGTAGAATGAAAGAGGCTGATATGATTGATGCTAAAGAAAAAGCAATGAAAGAAGCAAAACGTATGATTTGGGTAACCTTTAAGAAAGAAGGTATCCATAAGTATCCTGCGGCACTGGAAGATCCAGCACTAGCAACAGGTGATGAATATGATGTTAGTTTTTTGGGATATCCCCATAGACACATATTTCATTTTCGAGTAGGTATTACTGTTACACATAACGACAGAGATATTGAGTTTATACAATTTAAACGATGGATGGAGAAACTTTACGCAGAACAAACACTCGTACTAGATTATAAGTCATGTGAAATGATGTCAGATGATTTATATGAACAAATTACAAATAGATACACAGGACGTGAGGTTCACATTGAAATATCCGAAGACGGAGAAAACGGTGCTCACATCACATACCCCAGCTATTAATGCTATCAGTAATAAGGAAAAACTTGAAATGGCAATTAATTTTAACCGTGACGCTTATAATAAAGTGTTTGATGATCTCGAACGTTTTAAGGCGTTTTGCGCAACCGCTTACTTGTATGGCCATAGTGGCTATGCTTGGGATGAACGTAACATGTACGATGGTAAAAGTCGTGCTTGGCAGGCTTATCAACGTTTTCGTAACGGTGGTAGAAAGAATAACCAAAATCGTAACAATAATGGCCAAGGCCGTTATCACAGCAATCGGAGAAGCTAATGACAATTTATATTGTAGATATTGAAGCAGTAGATACTAGGTATACTAAGCAATGGAAAGAGTATCTTCCAAAGCAACTGCGGCATTCTACAAATAATGAAGTTACTGTTATTAGTGGTGGAGAAGTACCTCAGGCTACAACGCCTGGGGCTTTTCTTAATTTTGCTGGCACTAACAATTACAAGTCTCAGCAAATGTTAGAAATTAGTAGATTATTTGCAAATGGTGAAATTAAGAACGGCGATTATTTTTTGTACACCGATGCCTGGAATCCTACAGTTATACAACTACGTTACATGGCAGAGTTACTTGGTGTTGATGTTAGCATTGGTGGCCTCTGGCATGCTGGTAGTTATGACCCACAAGATTTCTTGGGCAGACTAATTGGTGATAAACCTTGGGTAAGAAATGCTGAACGTAGTATGTTTGATTGCTACGATCATAATTTTTTTGCTACACAATTCCATATTGAATTATTTTTACAAACGTTTAAGAACAAAGATAATCCTACAGAATTCCAACAAGTAAATAAAGATAAAATTAAACGTGTTGGTTGGCCTATGGAATATTTAAAGAACGGTTTAGATAGTTATAAAAATATGGAAAAGAAGGATATGATTTTATTTCCACATAGAATTGCTCCGGAAAAACAAATTGATATTTTTAGAGACTTATCAAGAGAACTTCCACAATATGAATTTGTTGTTTGTCAAGAACGTGAACTTACAAAAAACGAATATCATAACTTACTAGGCGAAGCTAAAGTTGTTTTTAGTGCTAACCTACAAGAAACACTTGGTATTAGTTGGTATGAAGGACTACTAGTAAACACTATTCCTATGGTTCCAGATAGACTAAGCTATAGTGAAATGGCTATTATGGACTTTAAGTATCCTAGTATTTGGACTAAGAACTCTAATCAGTATAATAAGTTCAAAGAAGATTTAAAAAGAAGGTTAGTAGACTATGTTGAAAACTATAACAACTACCTTATTCCTATGGAAAAACAACGAAACAAATTACATAAACAGTTCTTTAGCGGAGAGTCTTTATACAAAGAGGTTAGTAATGGGTGACGATAAAGATTATACAGTTACTATAGGTACTAGCGAAGATATAGGAGGCTGGGATAACAATCTTACTATTAATGGGTTGAGTTATTCGGGTGATACTACTACAGAAACAATTACATTAGATACAAGCTACACTAATGATACAGGTAGCGAGTATACGTTTAACATGCCTAGTAATGAAATGTTTGTAGATTCAATGCCTAGTGCTTCACGTATTGATGAAATGTGTGAACAATATCCTGCTCTAGCAAAAGCATATGAACAGTTCAAACTTATCTACAAAATGACAGAGCAAGATTATAAAGGTAAATTAAAAGAAAGAGGTATAGACGATGACATTCCTTTCTAAATTAATGGATGTGCTTGGAAGACGAAGAGTAATTACAGATAGAACAGGTAAGGTTCCATATCTTATTCGTTACTATATATTTTTAAAAGACCGTACATGGTTTCCGTTTAATATTACTCTACACACTGTATTAAAGAGCGACGAGCCTACACTACATGATCATCCGTGGAATTGGGGATCATTTATTATTAGCGGCGGCTACTACGAACATATTCCTATTCGTTCGCAAGAAGGACATGTAGTAGGTGCTACACAAGTATGGCGTGGTCCAGGTGAATTTAGATATCGTAAAGCAGAAGACTTACATTGGTTAGAACTTGCTAAAGACGAAAACGGTAATGAGATTCCATGTACAAGTTTATTTTATATGGGACGAAAAAAGAAAGAATGGGGCTTTGTACGCTTTGTACATGCTACAACAAAAAGCTGGCAGGACGCAGGATATCGTTGGGTCCATAATGAAACTTATTTAAACGAGAAATATAAAAATGATTAAAAAACATTATTACACATGGCAAGATGTAGAACGTATGTGCGTTAGTATTGTAAACCAAATGTATAAGGACAATTGGCGTCCTGATTACATTGTAGGCATTACTAGAGGCGGCAATATTCCTGCTACTATTATTAGTAACATGACAGGCATACGTTGCGAAGCACTTAAAGTAAGTTTACGTGACGGTGAAGCAGGTAGCTTCAACGATAGTGCGGCCTGGATGGCAGAAGATGCATATGGTTATGTAGCAAATCCAGGACCAAGTGCTGGACCACATCACAAGCAAATACTTATTGTAGATGATATTAATGATACAGGTGCTACATTTAATTGGATTATGGAAGACTGGAAAGCAGGTTGCTTGCCTGATGATCCTAAATGGAACAATATATTTGGTAACAATGTTCGCTTTGCTACACTAACAGATAATCTATCAAGTGAGTTTAACAGTAATATATCTTATACTTGTCACGAAGTAAACAAATCAGAAGAAGATGTTTGGTTAGTTTATCCGTGGGAGAATGTTGGAGAATATTAATGATTGAAAAGCAGTTTATTTTTCCGACACAAGTATTTAGAGCTGTATACAACAACGCTCAAGATCTACAAAAGTCTGTAGTTACAGAATTGTTAGCAAAAGAAAAAACAGATACATCTCCTGTAAGATATACTGCTAACGGATATACATCATACGGTAGTGAAAGTATTTTAGAAAATCCATTGTTTGAAGATCTAAAAAACTTTATTGATGCATGTGTACAGGAATGTCACAAAGAAACTAAACTACAACATACGCCTTCACTTAAGAGCAGTTGGTTTAGTATTAATCGTAAATACACATACCACGAAGAACACAATCATCTTCCAGACACATGGAGTGGAGTATACTACATTCAAGCAGATCAAGATCATCCAGGACTAACACTTGTTAATCCTAACATGAAGGCCAACTGGCCAAGAGTAAATGTTTCAGAACTTAACGAAGCAAACTCGCCTAACGTAACTTGTGCGGCAACGACAGGAAGTTTAATTATTTTTCCAAGTCATTTGCATCACAAAGTTGAACAACAACTTACAGATAAAGAACGTATAATGGTGGCATTTAATTATGGATTCTAAACCTTGGACAGATGTTTTAATTGACTCGAAAGAGTTTACAGTATATAAAGATGGGTATCCAGTTACTGAAGGACACATACTTTTTGTTCCTAAAGAAGAAAACTGGCAAGGCCTTACTAAATGTTTCGAAGCCGCATACAAATGGGGCTACGATTGGGTTGATCGCGGATATTGTGATGCTTTCAACATCGGACAAAATGTAGGAGAAGCCGCAGGTCAAACTGTGCCTTTTCCACACGTTCACTTAATTCCTAGGCGCAAAGGCGATATGGATGATCCACGCGGCGGCGTAAGACACGTGATACCTAACAAAGGAAACTACAGGAAAGGAACTTATGTTGAAACAGCAAATGATTGAAGCGGCAAAAAAACATGCCGAAGCAGAAGTCCAATTACATAGAACTAATATTAATGTATATATGGAAAAAGTTGTTGGCATCGGAGAGCATTCAGATATTATTGAAACAATTCAAAAGGAACTGGATAAAATGGCTACTGCTGACGATCGCCTTGAAATGTTAAACAAATATTTTAATGACTAGAACATTATTCATCGGCGACAGTCACGCACACGGATATTCCGAAATTGGTGATAAAATCTCAGCATGGCAAGATAATAACTATGCTGAGATCTATGCTGGTGAAAACAATAAAGAGGTTGTTATTTACAGCCAGCCAGGCGGGTGTAATAGAAAATATCCTGCCTGGGTTAAATCAATGCTTGATCGTTATGACGACATTGATGAAGTATTTGTACAAAGTACATACTGGAATAGATTCTTACTTGCATGTTCACGTAACTTAGATGTTGGTGAAAACACAAATGTAGATTTATTCTTAGATGACAATCAACCAAAAGACAAAAAGATACAAAGATATACAGATCATCGTGTAACTGAAAATTATATTGAAATGATTGATCAAGTTAGAAAAGAGAACTATGAGGAATTCAAAGGTTTCTTTTTTGATGATATGAAAGTACAAGCAGACTTTAAACCCTTTCATGAAAAGTATATCTACACAAAACTTTGGCACGAGCTGGTAACACCTTTACAATACAAAGACTATTGTTTAGACTTATTAGCAATTGATACTATGTGTGCTAGACGAGATATTAAATGGTATCAATGGACGATTAACAACAGAGTATTTGTTCCTGACAATGTTGAGCTTTACGGAGATTGGCAAGCAGGTACAAAAGCATCATCGTCCGCAGAAGGTTATTTGCAATTAGCAAAGGCCATTAACATAGAAACGGACGAACACAGAGTCGACGGCGAGCATTATACTAAGAATATACATGAATTGATTGCCAAAGACTACCTAAATTATGTTAAAAAAGGTTGACATAGACCTAAATATATTGTATAATATAAACTATTACAGGCAATCCACTGCCTTAACATCGGAGAAGTAAATGAACAAAAGTGAAGAAATTAAAACAAGGCTAAAAGAAGCTGGTATTAGATCGTGGGCTGGAGACAATATCAGTGACGTTTTAGTAGATGGTGACAAAGAAGCACTAATTGAAGAAGCAACTGTAGCCTTTGAAAGTGTGCTAGACTCACTTGTGATTGATAGGCATAATGATCCTAACAGTATGGGAACTGGCAAACGTCTAGCAAAAATGTATATTAATGAATTAATGGCAGGACGTTATGATCCTATGCCGGCCGCAACTGCATTTCCAAATGATGGTGAAGACCGTTATGCAGGTATGTTAGTTGTTAGAAGCGAACTTACAAGTATGTGTTCACATCATCATCAAATTGTAAAAGGTGTTGCGTACATTGGTATTATTGCCGCTGACAAATTAATTGGACTATCTAAGTATACACGTATTGCACAATGGTGTGCTGAACGTGGTACACTACAAGAAGAACTTGCAAACGACATTACTCGTGAAATACAAAAAGCAACAGGTGCAGAACACTTAGGTGTTTATGTACAAGCAACACATGGTTGTGTTGAGAACAGGGGTATTAAGGCACACAGTAGTCTTACACAAACAACTGTACTTAAAGGTGCGTTTAAAGATGACGCAGGTACTAAGAAAGAGTTTATGGATAACATTAAACTACAACAGGAGTTTGCTTGTGGAAAGTAAAGAAAAACAACTAAGATACTCAGAAGCATTTTATAGTGTACAAGGTGAAGGTAAATTTGTAGGAGTGCCTAGTGTGTTCTTACGTACCTTTGGTTGTAACTTTCGTTGTATGAATTTTGGTACAGATGAAAAACGTGATCGTTGGGAACAACACAAAGCAGGTAAGAAACATAACGCAGAAGTAATGGAACTTATTAACCAAGGTGTACACGAAACTACAAAAGAATTTAACGACTTGCCTATTATACACACAGGCTGTGATACATATGCAAGCATCTATCCTGAGTTTAAACACTTTAATAAACTAGCAGGTGTTGATGCTGTTGTTGAACATTTACTATCACTTACTCCTAACGGTAAGTGGGTACAAGACAATGGTCAAGATGTACATTTGATCATGACAGGTGGAGAGCCGTTATTAGCGTGGCAAAAGCTCTACATCGATTTATTTGAACATCCACGTATGAAGGATTTAAAAAATGTCACATTTGAAACAAATACTACACAAGTATTACACAACGATTTCTTCAACTATCTTAACGATCAAGACAGAATCCAAGTCACTTGGAGTTGTTCCCCAAAACTTAGTGTTAGCGGAGAACCTTGGGAAACTGCTATTAAACCTGATGTGGCTAAGCAATATAATACTGTTGCTGATAGCGACATCTATCTTAAGTTTGTTGTCGCTACTCAAGATGATTTTGACGAAGTTAAAAGAGCTGTTAGTGCTTATCAGAGTTCCGGGGTACAATGTCCAGTATATCTTATGCCGTTGGGTGGACGCAGTGAAGAATATACCCTCAATGTTAAAGACGTTGCTGAAGCGTGTATGGCAGAAGGATGGCGATTCACACCCAGACTACACATTTCACTCTTCGGAAATGCGTGGGGCACTTAATGAAAAGTATAAAAATAAACAACATGAGAAAGCTATGAAAGCACCTATTAACGAAGATAGAATTAGAAAGGCAGGATGGTAATATATGTTAGATAAAATGAAAAAAGCGTTGGGTATGAAATCTGAAGAAGTTAAAGAACTTTCTCCAGAGCAACAACGTAGAGCTATTCTTGACAAAGAAAAAGCACAAGCAACTAAGGATAAGAAGCCTTGGGTAGCGGTATTAGATACTCAAGTAAACCCTGATAACATTAAGAACGGGTTCTTTGAGCTCGATTGGAATAATGAGTTTATTGAGCAACTTATTGATGCAGGATATCAAGGTGAAGAGCCAGAACATATTGTAGATGCATGGTTTAGAACTATTGCTACACAAATGTTAGAAGAAGAAGGACAAGATGCTGATCGAGGTATGGGTTATATTAATACTAGTAAAGCAGACGATAATGGTAAAAGTGAAGTCAAATAATGCTTGACACAAGCCAGATCTGGTGCTATAATATTACTATAAATTATACAAAGGCAAACTAATGACATATATTCTAGTAGACACAGCAAATACTTTCTTTCGTGCAAGACATGTTGTACGGGGTGACTTAGATACAAAAGTAGGCATGGCTTTTCATATTACACTTAGTAGTATTAAGAAAGCATGGTCAGACTTTAATGGTGCTCATGTTGTATTTTGTTTAGAAGGACGCAGTTGGCGTAAAGACTTTTACGAGCCTTACAAACGTAACCGTAGTGATGCTCGTGCCGCACAGACACAAGCACAACAAGATGAAGATACAGTGTTCTGGGAAATGTTTGATGAGTGGAAAGACTTTGTTACTACTAAAACTAACTGTACCGTAATGCAACATCCTGAACTAGAAGCTGACGATCTTATTGCAGGTTGGATACAAGCACATCCTAATGATAATCATGTTATTATTAGTACTGACGGTGACTTTGCACAACTGATTGCACCTAATGTAAAACAATACAATGGTGTTAGCAATACAATTATTACACACGAAGGTTACTTTGATGACAAGAAAAAGCAACCTGTTATTGACAAGAAAACTAAAGAGCCGAAGCTTGCTCCTAATCCAGAATTTATGTTGTTTGAAAAGTGTATGCGTGGTGACACAAGTGATAATGTGTTTAGTGCATACCCTGGTGTACGTACAAAAGGTACTAAGAACAAAGTCGGTCTTATTGAAGCATTTGAAGATAAAGACAATAAAGGCTTTAACTGGAACAACATGATGCTACAACGCTGGACTGATCACGAAGGTGTAGAACATCGTGTACTTGATGACTATCAACGTAACGTTGTCCTTTGTGACTTAACTGCACAACCCGGCAACATTAGAAGTATTATTAACGATGTAATCGAAGACAACATGGTTGCAAAAGAAGTTACACAAGTAGGTATGCGTCTTATGAAATTTTGTGCAAAACACGATATGCAACGTATTGCAGACAATATTCAGTTATATGCTGATCCACTCAATGCGAGGTATTCATAACATGGAGGCAAGAATGACAATTAAGGCAAAGCCAATCCTAAAGAATAAATTTTGGATTGTAGAAAAAGATGGTGAACGTATTGGTACACTATCGAAACAAGAAGACAAAAGATACATGTATAGTTGTTCATCAGGAACAGATTACTTTACTGACATTAAATCATTTAATAGTTTTATTGGAGGAATTAGTTACGATAAATCAACTATATCAGACGGTAGTAGTACTGCTAAAGAAATACACGGTTTTTCGACGTCTAGTACACCTTACAATATAATGTATAATGTACAAAAGAAATTACCGCTCTTTACTAAAAGTAGGAAGTCTAAGAGTTTGTATGCGGCAGGATACTATATTATTCATTTTGACAAGGGTTGGGTAAGAAGTTTCTGTCCTAAACTAGTTACACTTGAAAAGTATGATTACAGAGGTCCTTTCAAAACTGAATTTACAATGAGACAGGAACTATCAGATGCAAACAAACGAGCCAATTAATACTATACCAATTCAACAGTTTATACAAGTTGTAAAGACTGCTGAAAGTACAAACCAAAAAGAAATCAGAATTCCACTAGCACAAGCAAAAGCTCTTGTGTATGCCTTAGGAACTGTAATGGCAAATCATCAAGGCAGACTAGAAAAACTTATCGTTGATAACAAATCTAGTGCTGATAATGAAACAGTTACAGTTACTATGGACGGCGGTGGTGACTGGAAATGAAGTGGTTTATTATAGTTCTATTCATGCTTGATCCAGGTGAGCCTGTTACTGCGGATAGGAGTGTTTATATATTTACTGAGCCAACATACGAATCACAAGACTATTGTGAAGCAAGTATTACTGATCCCCAATATTACCCAATATTAGTAGAAAAGTTACTACAAGAATATAGATATCCTAGAAAGATACAAAGTGTATTTTGTGTAGACGAAAAACAACTTAAACAATTAATTGGTGCGTTAACCGCAAAACAAGTTTAATACTAGCAGTTTTCTACTAAAAAAAGATAAATATATGCGTAGTTAATTAAAAGGATTACGCAAATGAGTAGACCAAAACCAACGATTATATTAGAGAATGTAGATAAAGCATCTTACAAGTGTGAGCAAGTTTTACAAGCAGAAGCCATATGGGCAGTGTTCTATAAAGGCGCTCCATTCAATCTAAAAACATCAAATGCAATTACGAATTATCCAGGTCCTAAATATAAGAAAGTATCTTTTTCTAATCCAGGACATGCACACAATCTAGCAAAGAAACTTAATGACCTTTTCAGAAGTGAAGACTTCGCCGTGTACAAACTTACATCAGGCGAATTGGTTACAGATGAATGAACTGGAAAGAAACATACACTAAGGTTTTCTTAAAACAATCAGACACAGCTATTAGTGATGCTAATGTTAAACAGTACATGTCTGACTGGTGGCAAAATACACGTGGCAAATCAGAAGGTGGGCTACGACTTACAGAAGATGGCTTTGATTTCTTACAGGGAACTCTAGATATTCAGATGTATGAGATACCATTTCCTAGGGATTTTAAATTTACAACCCAAACTTACATATTTTTTGACCAGTTTATTACATGTCCTTACTATCTAACCAGCTATAGTATATGGGTTACAGACGAAAAAAAGAGCATGGAATTACACCTTTTTAGTGGCGATCTTCGTAAGTACGGACTTACAAAAGCTATGA